CTAACACCCACATTGTTTTTCCGTATTTGTCCTTTAGAGCCGTTTCATACGGAACTAAATAGCAATAGCCTAACTGTGGTGACATAGAAAGATTTAAACTATCTGCTAAAAATGCAGCAGAAAGAATTGTACTTGCTTCACATTCTTGCAGTTGTGGATTATTCGCAACTACTGTTGATACATTTGCTATAAAGTTATTGGCACGTTGAGGGTCTTTCAACGTGTTATTAATCAATTTTTTGTATGCCGG